GCCAGACGCGTTGATGTTGGTGATCACTGCGCCGTTTTTGATGACGTACATGCGGTTGTGCGTAAAACACAGCATGTAGCTGTCGGCCACAGAGAACTGGAACGACACAAGGCGCACACCGTTGGCCGCGCTTGGGGTGCTGCTGTTTGGCAGCTCAAGAATGTGCTTGGTGCCGGGTCGGCGGCGCAGTCCACCCTGCGGCTGGATCAGCACGTTCGTCGCCTTCGCCAGCGCGTTGTTGTAGAACTCTTGATCAACGCGAGAGCGCAGCAGCGGGTCGAGTTCACCCGTGCTGAAGTTTGTGACGATGTTGACGAAGCGTGCCATCAGTTCCTCACCGCAATCAAGCTGTAATCCTCAATCACTTGCATGGCCTGGCCCTGGCTGTCGATGTTCACGGCTGTGCGGAAGTTGCCACCGCGGCCATTCTCTGAGGCCGAGCCGATGGCCACGCCTTGCCAGTATTGTGCCTTATCGGTCTGCTCAGTAATAGGCATGGCCAAGTGCCAGGCCATCATGTATTTGAGCAGCTGCACAAAGTATTGCGGCATCGCATACTCTGGGGTGCTGTATTGGTAGTCGATGTAGACCGTCTCCAGGTCTGTCAGCAGTTTGTCGCCCTGAATCTCCCAGTCCTTTTGGATTGGAGAATGCGGGTTGGGACTGTTGCGCACAGCGCGCACGTTGCTCAGACGGTCGCCTGGCAACTGGTATTCGTATTTCCACGCAGAGTTTGGCGTGGTGACCAAGCGTGCGAGCTTGACTTTTTTGAGCGTGAAGCTCCACACATGCTGAGTCAACAGTGTGTCTCGAATGTCTGGGTACAGTCGGTCGCAAGTGCTGGATTCGTCGGTTCCATCGTTGAACGACGAGATGGCCTTTGCACCCAACATGATCAGGGCATCGGAGCAAATTGAAATACCGGTATCGCCAGCAGCCATGTGAACCTCTTAATGTGAGAAAGGCCAGCCCCCGAAAACTCAGTGGCTGGCCCGTTCTGTTTGACTCCGATTAATCGGTGTCGGTTGCGCTGACGGTTGTGCCGTCGGCGATGTCAACCACGCCTGCACCAGACACGGCGTTCACATAAGTGAGCACCAGGCTGGGAGTTGTGGAGTCATACACAAAGATGACGTCGCCGACGGTCAACAGATTTGCAATGCTGTTGAAGTAGCCAGCGGTGTTCACCGTTGCTTGGGTGTCGGCTGTCTTGTACAAGAACAAGCCGGGTGCGTTACCGCGCTTCGATTGACCAATGGCGGTCAGGCCAGTAGATGAGAAAGCCATGATTTAGCTCCTTATGCTTCGCGGCAGACAATCGAGACGATGCCTTCTGCGTCGATGGCAACTGCACCGGCGCTGAAGACTTCGTTGACCAACCAGCTGGTCTTCTCGGGGATGTAGTTGATCTCGGTGCGCATGCCCAAGCCTTCACCGTAGCCGATCGCATCCTTGTGGAATGCGAAGCAGGTGCGGTCGTTGGAGCCGTCGATGGCCAAGCCACCTTCGGAGCGGTCACCCAACACATGGAACTGGAAGCCCAGGAATGTGTTGATCTCGCCTTGCACCAAAGCCTTCACGGTGTTGAAATCGCTGGAAGTCACAGCGGTTTCAGACAACAACGAAGACAAGCCGTTGGCGTGAACGATGATGTGACGACCGTCCATTGGCACGTTGCCCTTGTCGAGCAAGCGCTTGGCTTCACGCAGCTTGGCCACGTTCAGGTTGGAGTCAGATGCGCCGATGTCATTGCTGACAGTCAACGAAGTGCTGGAACCAGCCAAGGCGTCCAGAATCATCTGGTCTTGACGGCGGCCCATGGCAGTTGCAACCACCTGAACCAGCTCTTGACGCTCGTCAAAGTTGACTTTGGCTTGGCTGAAAATGTCGCTGTATTCAGCGGCGTTCCAGTCAGCGAGGGTCAACGTGACTTGCGAGAAGCCGACGTTCAAGGGAGTCACATCGGTTTGGGCGATGCGAGGAGTGGCAACGCCACGGCCCACTTTGGGGAATTTAACAGTCGAACCTTCGACGCCACGACGTGCGCGAACCGCACCAACCAGCTCTGCTTTGGCCTGGTAGGCTTGTTTCACCTCTGCGTCGAAGAGCGTGACAAAGGCGTTGGAAAGAGAAACGCTCATTTGATTTACCTCATCGGATTGTTGAACAGGGGTTTTTCGCGCCGGTTAGCCTGTCGCCAGGGCCGAATGCTTGCTGATAACGTCAGCCACTCGTCAGCATCATCACTGCGGTCAGGGCCGGTTGCCCGGTATGCCTTGGCACAAATTGTATGGCAATTTGAACAAAACGCAAACGTGGGTCTTGACAAACAAAAAAAACCCCAGCACAGGGCTGGGGCAAGTGGCAACCGCTTGCGCGGATTCCCTGGAGAAAATCAGCGGATGTTTTGGTGAAACATCTTTTCGACCTTCTGGCGATAGGCGGCATCAGTCTTGTACCGCGGGTCATTCACCATCTGGTACAGGTCGTCCTTGCTGGGTGCCCCCTCGTTAGGTGCGACATCCAATGGGATGCGGCCCTCGTAGGACTCGCGCAGCTTCATCAGCGCACGAATGCCATTGGCCGTGCCGCCCATGATCTTGAACTCTTCAAAGTCATCAGCGCCCCAAACGCCCTTGTTGACCAGGCTGCGCGCCCAGCCAACCATGCCATCCACCACGGCGTTGGCGTTCGGGCCAAGCGCTTTTAGTTCGGCCTGTGTGTCAATGGCGTTTGCGCCCTGAATCTCAGACGTCTTGCTCTTGAGCTTGGTCACCAAGTCATCGAACGAAGCCTGCGAGACGCCATGCTCTTTGGCCCAGTCCAGAACTGTGTCGGACAGCGGGTTGTTCTCGGCGTTCTCACCCAGCACGCTGGTGTCGTACTTGCCGCCCTCTGGCGCTTTGTGCTTGCCAGTGCTGACCAGCTTGCGCATGTCAGACCAGCTCTTGGCCATGCTCTCATAGTTGGCCTCGCCTTTGTCCTGGTTCCAGAAGTTCTCTGGCAACCACTCCGGTCGCTCAACTGCGGTGCCAGGGATCTTGCCCTGCTCTGTGGTGTCGGCAGCCTTGTGGCTGATCTCGCTGGCTTGTGGGTTTGCAGCTGCCGCTGCTGTTGGGTCTTCCACGTTCACATTGTCCAGTAGGCCAGTGCTCTCACCGGGCTGGTCTTTGTTTTCGCTCATAGTTTCCTTGCTTGGTTGATGCGTGCCTCAATGTCCCGAATCACGTTTCTCTGCCCTTCAGCAAAGAACGCGTGAGACGGGTCTGTGCCCGGCACTGCGATGGGCACATTCACATACATATCCCGAAACCACTGCAGCAGTTTCTGGCCATCCTCTGACGCGAACACCCGCAGGTGCAGCCTGGCTAAGTCGTCGCGGGCCTGTGTCACCTCTCGGATGTCAGAGGTTTTGCCGATGGCGTCCAGTTCGTCCCAGCTCATACAGGTGCTCCTTCAGGTGCCATTGGCGCGCCGCCTTGAGCCTGCATGGCTTGGGCTTGCGCCATGGCCATCACGGCCTGCTTAGACTGCATGTCTTCCATCAGGACGGCACGCTCGGCGGCGTCGTTGCGCACAGCCGCGGGCACGCTCATCTTGTCGCCAATAAAGTCCACAGCAATGTCGGTCTTGATGGCCAGCTGGCCATCTGTGCCAAACGCGCCAGAAGACATCAGCTGCTGGAACTGCATGATCGCGCTCACGTCTTCCATGTTCTGGGCGTTGGCCAAAGGCGACGATGGCGTGACCTTGACCTCGAGGCCGTTGACTCGCAGCGGCATGTCGATCAAACCCTTCTCGTCCATCACCTCCAAGATCTTGGCCACCAGAGGGATCATGGTCTCGTTGATCAGGCGACCGAAGGCCGAGCCCAAGTTTTGCGACAGCTCTTTCATGCGCTCCACGATCTCGGTGGCCGAGCGCGCGCTCATGTTCTCGGGCGGCAATGACTCGTCCAGCAAGATGCGTTTGACGTTCTGGCGCAGGTCGTTGATCACCAGCTGCGACACGTTGAAGTCGCCAGAACGCGGCAAAGCCTGCAACGCTGGGCCTTGTGGGCCGCCGTTGCGTGCGACCGGAATGATGGCTCCTGGCACGATCTTCACGGTGTTGGGGTTCAGCACGCCGTCGTCGGCTGCGGTGTACACACCAGCCACAGCCAGCGAGGCGTTCTTGAGCAGCAGCTCGATGGTCTTGTTTAGCGTCTTGATGTCGGGCAGGGCCGTCATCAGTGGGCCGCGACCGTAGATCTCACCGGCCACCTTCATGTAGCGCGAGATCACCCAGGGCGAAGACTTGCGGCGGCGGTAGACCAGCTCCTCTTTGCCCGTCTTCCAGATGACGTGGTAGCAATAGTCACCACGGCTCTGGTCGTAGATGGTGGCTTCCAGCAGCTCGATGTCTTCGGTCGGCTTGTCGGCCACCAGGCGAGCCAGAGAGTCTGGAATG